ATGGCGTGCCGGGCCTGGCATGCCGATTTCGCGACACGGGCCAGGACGCTCGGCTATGACCTGATCCTCTCGCTTTCCTATGAGCTGCTCGACCAGCATTGCTGGGGCGACTGGAAGCAGCGGGCGGCGGACGGATCGCCGGCGCTGACCGGTTGGGCCCCGCCCTCCACCCTGCTCTCCCCCGCCCATGGCGGGGCGATGGCCTATCTGCGCGCGGTGGCGCGGGAATTTGCCGGGATTGCGCGCGATGCAGGATTGAAGGTGCGTTTCCAGATCGGCGAGCCCTGGTGGTGGACATTGCCGGACGGCAGCCTGTGCATCCATGATGCCGCCACCCAGGCGGCGCTGGCCGGTGCCGGCGATGTCGAGGCGGCGGGTGCGCTGCTCGCGGCATCGACACTGGCGTTGCGCGATGCCGTCCGCGAGATCGATGCCGAGGCGGAAGCACTGCTGCTCGTCTATGCACCGACCGCGCTGGCATCGCCGGCAGCGAACGTGCCGATCGGCTGGGCGGCACCGGCCTTCGATGTGCTGCAGCTCGAGGATTATGACTGGGCAGCGGCGGGCGATGAAGCCGCGAGCGCGCGCGGGATCGCGGCGATCGAGGCGCGGCTCGGCTATCCGGTGCAGGACCAGCATTATCTCGCCGGCTTCGTGCTGCGGCCCGAAGATCGCTGGCAATGGCCCAATGTCGCCGCGGCGGCCGGGCGGGCGCGGCGGCGCGGTGTGGCCCGCATTTTTGTCTGGGCGCTGCCCCAGGTGCTGCGCGACGGTTTCGTGCATTTCGACCAGGAGGAAGATGTGGACGCGTTCGACGACGTGCTGTTCCCGATCGCGATGGGGCGCGAGGCGGAAGTGGTGCCCCAGGTCTCGACCTCGATCGTGACCAGCGCCGGCGGCCAGGAAAAGCGCAACGCCGAATGGGCGGAGGCGCGCACCGCCTATGACATCGGCCCCGGGCTGCGTTCGGAGGAGGACATAGCCGAGCTGCTCGCCTTTTTCCGGGCCCGGATGGGGCCGGCGCGCGGTTTCCGGCTGCGCGATCCGTTCGACTGGGAAGGCTGGGACGAGCTGATCGGCGTGGGCGACGGCACGGCTACGCGCTTCCAGCTGGTCAAGCGCTATGGCAGCGTGGTGCGGCGGATCACCCGGCCGATCGCCTCGACCCTGCAGGTGATGATCGACGGCGCCGAGACCGAGGATTTCACGCTGGGCGAAGGCGGGGTGGTGACGCTCGGCCTGGCGCCGGTCGAGGAATCGGTGGTGACCGCGCATTTCTATTTCGACGTGCCGGTGCGCTTTGCCGAGGACCGGCTGAGCGTGAGCCGGGCGACGTTCCTGGCGGGCGCGCTCGCATCGGTGCCGCTGGTCGAGATCCGCGAATGAGCTGGCTCGACGGGGAACTCACCACGCTGGCCCTGTGCTGGCGGATCGAACGGCGCGACGGCGTGACGATCGGACTGACCGCGCATGACCGCGACATAGAATGGGACGGGCTGGTGCACCGGGCTGCGCCGGGCATGGTGCCGAGTGCGATAACCCGCGGCGCGGGACTCGATCCGGCGAGCATGGACGTGAGCGGCGCGCTGACCAGCGATGCGATCAGCGAGACCGATTTGCTCGCCGGGCGCTGGGACGGGGCTCGGGTGGCGATCTTCGCGTGCGACTGGACCGATCCGGCGAACCGGATCGCGCTCGGTGAAGGCACGATCGGCGCGGTGGAAACACGGGACGGCATGCTGACCGCCGAGCTGCGCGGGGCGACGGCGATGCTCGAGCGGCCGGTGGTGGAGGAGACTTCGCCCGAATGCCGCGCCGAGCTGGGCGACAAGCGCTGCCGGGTGGCGATGGCAGGGCGCCGGCGCTTCGCGGTGGTGACGGCGATCGACGACAATCTGCTGACGGTCGATGCCGGGGAGCCGGTGCCCAATGCCTATGCCCAGGGGCGGCTGCGCTGGATCACCGGCGCCAATTCGGGGCTGGACGCACGGATCCTCAGCTCGGCCGGCGCGACGCTGACCCTGCGCCGGCCGCCGCATTTCGATGCGCCCGGGCGGGTGCTGCTGATCGAAGGGTGCGACCGGACGCTGGCGACCTGCGCGGGACGCTTCGGCAATGCGCTCAATTTTCGCGGCGAGCCCTATCTGCCCGGCATCGACCTGCTGACCCGCTATCCCGGCGGATGAGCGGCGACGCGGTGGTCGCCCGGGCGCGGGCGGCGATCGGGGTGCGCTTCAGGCCAAGGGGGCGGACGCCGGCGGGCGGGCTCGACTGTGTCGGGCTGGTGGGATGGGCGCACGATCAGGTGGTGGCGGGCGGCTATGCGATGCGCAGCGGCGATGTCGCGCGGGTGGGGGCGGCGGTGGCCGCGGCGGGGCTGGTCGCGGCCGAGGGGCGTGCGCCGGGCGACCTGGTGCTGCTCGCGAGCGGCGCGGGGCAGATCCATCTCGGCATCGATAGCGGGACGGGACTGATCCATGCCGATGCGATGCTGGGCCGGGTGGTCGAACGGCCCGATCCGTTGCCCTGGCCGGTGATCGGCCGCTGGCGAAAATGGGAGGAGTGAGAGATGGCGACCATGGTACTGACCGTGGCCGGCGGGCTGATCGGCGGGCCGCTGGGCGCGGCGGTGGGCGGGCTGCTCGGCAATGCCGTCGATCATGCCGTGCTGGGTGGCGGCAAGGGGCGCGAAGGGCCGCGGCTGAGCGAGCTCAAGGTCCAGACCTCTTCCTATGGCACGCAGATCCCCAAGCTGTTCGGCACGATGCGCGTGGCGGGATCGGTGATCTGGGCGACCGACCTGATCGAGCATCACAACCGGCAATCGGGCGGCAAGGGGCAGCCGAGCAGTACGACCTACAGCTATACGGCCAGCCTGGCGGTGGCGCTTTCGGGACGGCCGATCCAAAGCGTGGGCCGGATCTGGGCGGACGGGCAGCTGCTGCGCGGTGCAGGCGGCGACTTCAAGGTCCGCACCGGCTTCCGGCTGCATCCGGGCGGCGAGGACCAGGCGGCCGATCCGCTGATCGTCGCGGCGGAGGGCGCCGGGCTGGCGCCGGCGCATCGCGGCATCGCCTATGCGGTGTTCGAGGATCTCGAGCTCGGGCCGTACGGCAACCGGATCCCGTCGCTGACCTTCGAGGTCCAGGCCGATGCGGCGCCGGTGCCGGCGGGCGAGATCGCGGTGGCACTGGGCGCGGTGGCTGCAAGCGACCCGACGGTGGCGCTGGCCGGCTTCGCGGCACAGGGGGCGACGCTGGGGGCTGTCGCGCAGGTGCTGGCCGACGCGACCGGCGGCTGGTTCGGCGAGGGGCCGGCACTGCGCTGCGGGCCGGGCGCGGCGATCGCGATCCCCGACGACGGCGCCGGCGGGCACGGGCGTGCCAGTCGCGCGATCGCTGCGGCGACGAGCGTGCCGGGGACGCTGACGCTCAGCCATTATGATCCCGCACGCGACTATCAGATCGGAGTACAGCGCGCGGGCACGTCCGGCGCGGGTCCGGGCGAGCGGCGGATGGAGCTGCCCGCGGCGATCGATGCCGGCGGCGCACGGACGCTGGCGGAGGCGGCATTGCTGCGCGCCGATACCGAGCGGACACGGCGCAGCGTCCATCTCGGCTGGGAGGCGCTGGCCATCCCGCCCGGCGCGCGGGTGCGCATCGCCGGGACGCCCGGGACCTGGCGGGTCGATGGCTGGAAGCTCGAGGCGATGACCGTGTCGCTCGACTGCGTCGCGCTGACCCCCGAGGTAGCGCCGATCCCGGCCAGCGGCGGCCGCGTGGCGGGGGCGGAGGATGTCGCGATCGGCCGGACCCTGGTGCACGCCTTCGAGCTGCCGCCGATCGACGATGGAAGGGCCGGAGCGCCCCGGCTCGCGGTGGCCGCGGCCGGCACCGCCGGCGGCTGGCGCCGGGCCGCGCTGCTGCTCAGCACCGATGGCGGAGCATCCTGGCAGGCAACCGGCGGCACGCGCGGTGTCGCGATCGTCGGCGTGATACGCGTGCCACCGGGTCCCGCCTCGCCGCTGATCGAGGATCGGCGCAGCTGGGCCGAAGTCGAACTGGCCCATGCCGGGATGCAGCTCGACGACGCGGACGCGGCGGCGCTCGATGCCGGCGCGAACCTGGCGATGCTGGGCGAGGAGCTCCTCCAGTTCGCGCATGCGCAACCGCTGGGCGGCGGTCGCTGGCGCCTTTCCGGACTATGGCGCGGCCGACGGGGGACCGAGCATGCGATCGGGGGCCAGACGGCGGGGGATCGTTTCGTGCTGCTCGATCCGGACGCGCTCGCCCTGATCGACCTGCCTTCGGCATCGCTCGGCGGCGAGATACGGCTGCTGGCGGAAGGCGCCGCTGACGGCGCCGAGCCCGCAGCAGCGCGGGCGCGGATCGACGGCGTCTCGCTGCTGCCCCTCGCCCCCGTGCATCTGGCCGCCGAGCCGCGCCCCGAGGGCAGCACGCGATTGCGCTGGGCGCGGCGAAGCAGGACCGACTGGCTCTGGCGCGACAATCGCGACGTCGCGCCCGATCCTGGCGGCGAGCGCTACCGCGTCACGCTGACATCCCCCGGTCGCACCGGCTGGACGGTCGAAACGCTGGCATCCGAGATGACGCTGAGCGCGGCGATCGACACCAGCGGCATGACCGTCGAGATCCGGCAGATCGGCGGCGCCGACGCCTCGCCCGCCGCGACCCTGACCCTGCCGAATTGGAGAGAATAGCCATGACCGAGACGAGCGACCGGCTCGCGCTGCCCCTGCTGAACGCAGGGCAGGCCCAGAAGGAAATGTATCACAATGAGGCGATCGTGCGGCTCGACCTGCTGACCCAGGCGAGCGCGGTGGCGATCGGGACCGAGACACCCCCCGCAGCCCCCATGGCGGGAGCCTGCTGGATCCTCGGCGCGGCACCGGAAGGCGACTGGGCGGGCCACGGCGGTCAAATCGCGGGCTGGACCCAAGGCGGCTGGCGGTTCGTGGCACCGTCCGAAGGGATGCGCCTCTGGCTGGGCGAAGCTGGCGGATACGCGCTGTTCACCGGCGGGACGTGGCGCACCGGGGAGATCCATGGCCGAGTATTGGTGGAAGGCCGGCAGGTGGTCGGCCCCCGCGCCGCCGGCATAGCGGAACCAGACGGCGGGCCGGTGGTTGATGCGGAAGCGCGAGCCGCAATTTCTGCGGTGCTCGTTGCCTTGCGCGTGCATGGTCTGATCGAACCTGACCAACTGTGACGTTCATGCAACAGTGCCCGGATTTGTGCGCTTGCGTAGAAACTTTCGTTTCGGTACTGAGTTTTTCGCTGTCCGTAGTGACAATCA